ACGTCCAACCTTACAATTGGTACCACTGCCAGTACCGCTAAAGCAGGTAACTACACCCCAACCACAAGTGAGGTGGCTGATTCACTAAAAGCTAAGGCGGAGATTGCAGCTCTCACTGAGATTGCTGACCCAACTGAAGCCACCACTGAAGATGTAGCTAACGCTCTTAACGCTATTATTGCTGCACTGAAAGCCTGATACAAAAGAAAGGGGGAGTAATGAACGAATTGTCAGATGAAGAGAAGATTGCTCTTATCCGCTTATTGATTGGGGACATCCCCTCCTCTCCCTTCTACCCTCTCTACCAAGACGAGGAGATTCTACAGTTTCTGACCCTTGCCAGCGGCAATGTGATGGAAGCTGCTAAGTATTCTGCCATCTCCGCTTCAATGATGTTGGCCGGGTGGTCTACAAGGGAGAGAACCGGATCTATTGAGGTGTGGAACTCTCTTTCCTCTAACTACCTTAAAGCTCTTGACTACTTCATCAACACCTCTGACAGAACCATCCCTAATGGGCTTATGCCTTGGGGGGCAGGTATTAGCAAATCAGAGCTTGATGAGATGTTGTGTAGCCCGGACAGGGTGAGGAACAAGCTGATGGACACTTATATATGCAACCCTCCTTGCAGTCCCGAGGATTGGCTTAGTAGGTGTAAGTAGAATGGCTAGATGCAGAACTATTCCGAGATTTCTCCTTACAGGGAAAACCACTATCCAGATCATCAGGAGCAGCGGTGAAGGGGAATACGTCAGGGGGAAGTGGGTAGAATCGCCCCGACAGCTCATTGAGCGAGAAGTAAACATTCAGCCCATGCAGTATCATCAAGTGATGCTTATGCCTGAAGCAGAGCGTTCTAGGCAGTGGTATGTGTTGTATTGTGCAGAAGACCTGAAGGCTGCTCAGGAACCCGGATTCTTGTCAGATGGAACGCCAACTGAAGGATGGGGTGGCGATAGGTTTATATGGGACGGGCATGAGTATGAAATCATGAAAGTCCGTAATTGGTGTATGGGTGTGCTGGATCATTGGGAAGCTCAAGCCGCCAGAATCCCTGTAACCCCAAACTAGGGAGGGACCATGGCTAGACGCTCTGTAGAGGTGAACACTAAAGGCTGGAGAGACCTTAAAAAGAGAGTGATGGCTTTAGATGGTACTGAGGCTAGGATAGGATGGTTCTCGGGGCAAAACTATGGACCAGAGAATCAGAACCTTCCTATAGCCCAAGTAGCTCAATTCAACGAAGAAGGGCACATCAACGGGGGTTGGTTTGCAGGCACTGTAACCCCATCAAGACCTTTCATACGATCATTCTTCATCTCTCTGAAAAAGAGTAATGACTTCAAACTTTTCGTAGCCAATGAACTGAAGTGGTATCTGGACGGAAAGCGTACTCGTTACCAAACAGCTAAAGCTATTGCAGAGCTTGTCAGAAAAGGGTTGAGGGAGACCGTTGAGAAGTGGACACACATTCCAAACAGCCCTGCTACCATCGCTCTGAAGGGAAGAAACGATCCTCTCGTAGAAACTGGAACAATGGCTAAAAGTATTGCAATCAGAATAGTAAGGGAGGTTGGCTCTAAAGTAAGATGAGTATATATGAACAACTAGAGAACTCTCTGTACGATTCTTGTGAACTTGCGTTAGCAGATTACTACCCCAACACGCCAATCATTTTCACACATGGCACGGGGAGTGAACCGAAGGTTCCCTACATCACTCTACAGATTCTGTTTGTAGAACAGATTGGCAGAACTGAGACAGCAACAAGAGCCGACCCTGTTTACGACGAAGAAGGAGAGATCACTCACTACGAGTTGAATAGTAAAGCTCAGTACGAGGTTACAGTTCAATTCTCAGGGATGGGAAGTTCAGCAGGGGCTTTAGCTTTTGACCTTCACCACCTTCTTAACACCACGTTAGTCTGGGAGAAGTTCCAGCTACACAACCTTTATCCGATTAGAAAATCTGAAGTCAGACGGGCACCGATGCTCAGGGAAACTGAGTGGGTGGATCGGTATAACTTCGATGTTATTTTTACTTACTCTGTTTCCACAAATCAAAAAGTGGATGTTATAGAGTACATAACTTTCATGAGAAAATCCACAGGACAGGAGTAAGAGATGCCTGATAATTTGTCCGACATTGTACAAATTACAATTACAAAAGAATCAACAGCTATTGACACAGCTAGTTTTAATATCCCGCTAATCCTTACAGACACTGTAGCGTTTGCAGAGCGCACACGTCAGTATTCCACTATTACAGGTGTTCAGGAAGATTTTGGCGCTGACTCTGACGTATACAAAGTAGCCACCCGTTTGTTTGGTGACGGTGGTAGTCGCCCCACATATATTATCGTTGGTCGTCGTCAGGTGGAAACTGCTGTTCTGCACCTAGACACCTCTGGTGGTAGTTCACTCTACACCATCACTATCAATGGTGAAGAGTATTCGTATGTTGCTGACGAGGCAGACACTGACGTAGAGATTGCCGCAGCTTTGGCCGATGAATACCTGCTGAACCCGGTTGATGGGATCACAGTGGAAGCAGCCGATGGTGCTTTGACCGTAGACGCTAGTGGCGTGGACATGGTGGTAATTCCGACCACCAACAACATCTCCATCTACAACCTCATTGGTAGCGAGAATTGGGGTGACACCATTGCCGCAATCGAGGGTGAAACTGATGTGTGGTACGGTGTTGTAGCCACCACTCATTCGCCTGCTTATGTTCTTGAGATTGCTGAAGCCATCCAATCTCGTCGTAAGATTTTCGGAACCAGTACACAAGACCCGAATGTTCTCACTACTGGCGATGAAAACATTGGTGGTGCGCTCTCTTCGTTTGGCTATGACCGTACATACTGGGTGTACAGCCCCTTTGCCGATGAAGATTATCCTGAAGCCGCATGGATGGGAAGCCAGCTTCCGATGACTCCTGGCTCTAACACTTGGAACTTCAAGCAAGCCGCAGGCGTCCGCGCTGGTCGCCTCACTGAGACACAGAAAGTCAACATCCGCAACAAGAATGGCAATATGTTCACTCGTCGGGCAGGGGTTGACATCTTTGAAGATGGTGTCATGTCCGATGGTTCGTGGATTGACGAAGTTGTATTCGTGGATTGGTGGTACGCTCGTGTTCAGGAAGCTGTGTTCTTCCGTCTGGTGAACAGCCGTAAGGTGCCGATGACTCGTGCAGGGGCTTCCACTATTCAAGCAGAAATCATGGCTGTAAATGCTCTTGGTGTTGCCAATGGTGGTATTGCAAACGATAGCCCGATCACTGTCATTGCTCCTGACCCGCTTCGCCTGCCTCCGAATATGAGAGCGCAACGTATCCTTGGTGACTTCATTGTCCGGTTCAGACTGGCTTCTGCGGTCCACAAAGTTCGGGTTGATGCCACCATTTCGGTGTAAGCGTCTTTAAGTATTTAGGAAAGGGAGGGAAACCTCCCGCTAAGAGGAAAAATAATGGCAGGCGAAATTCTAGCTTCATATAGTCCCGAAGATGTATCCATCATCATCTCGACTAACGGGTTCAGTCATTCTATCAATGGATATGCTGACGGAACTTTTGTAAACATCACTCGGCTTGTACTTGGCAGTGAGCCTTATTCTAGCTCCGACAACTCAAACGCTCGTGTTGTACGGGCCAACTACAACGCAACAATCACCCTGAGCCTTGCTCAGACCAGTGAGTCTAATGATATTCTCAGTCAACTTCTGTTGAATGACAGTATCACAAGAGACAGCACGTGGTTGTTCTCTACCCTGATTAAAGACAACACTGGACGTTCTCATTACTTCAGTCGCCAATGCTATATCGGCGGACACCCTGACAGTAACTTCTCTACCACCATCGACAACCGCGATTGGATGATTCATTGCACCAAGCTCGAACAGAACATTGGTGGTAATGGGCAAGTCACCCCGACTTCTCTTGAAGAACTCCGTTCTATCGGTGGCGATGTAGAAGATCGTTGGGTTCTGGTTTAAATACAACTGAGGGGGCTATACATGAGCCTATATTCTTATAGTCCCGAAGATGTGACAATCCTTCTGCTGGGTTTTATCCCGGTAGAAGGATACATCGACGGTACATTCGTTACCATAAACAAAGATATACCTCCCTTCACCACTGGAGTGACAGCAGACGGCGTTACTTCAAGAGTGCATAGGTTTGGAACAACCTACACTATGCGACTCACCCTCTCCAACGTATCCCCCTCTAACGACATCCTTTCTAAGTTGTGGCAGATTGATGAGATTACCAAGAAGGGGAAATTCCCCGTCATGGTCAAAGATCAGCTAGGCACATCTCTTTTCTTTTCGGCTACGGCTTGGGTGGAGGCTCCCCCTTCTCTATATTATTCTAACAGAATAACTGAAAGAGAGTGGATCATCAAGTGTACAGAAGCCACTATCAATATCGGTGGGAACGATGGTTCTGCTGATATCTTGGATGATCTGGTGAACACTGTGATGGGTGCTGCTCCTGATCTAGCCAACAGTCTTCTATAAGGAGAAGCAATGAGCGTATATACATATTCTCCGCAAGAAGTTGATTTGATTGTAGCTGGGTACAAGATAACCGGGTGGAACAGTATTGCGGTGAGCAGGAGTGCAAAGGCATTCACTCTAGTAAGAGGGATCAGAGGTAAGAACACACGCATAAGGAACAAAGATTCCTCCGCTGTAATCTTTATTGATGTAGCAAGAACAAGCCCTGTCAACACTGCATTTTCCCAAGTAGTTCAACAAGACTTGATACATGGGACAGGAAGGCTTGAGATTCTGTTGAAAGATAAGAATGGGCAAAGCCTGTTCTCAAGTAGCGAGGCATTCATTGATGGTTATCCAGATGATGCCTATACAACAGAGCTTAATAACAGACGATGGACAATCACTTGTCAAACCACATCCGAGTGGAGAGTTGCTGGTAGTGAGACAGCTCAAGAGAGTTTGTTTAACAACATAACATCTTCTATCGGAAGAGCCGCTGAGGCTGTGGATGATTTCTTTAATTAAAATAGGAGGAACATATGGATCAAATTTACGAAAGACCGAGCACTGAAGTTACTGTAGACGGAGAGGTGTACAAGATTGTAGCCTACCCCGCCATGACCGCTCTCGACTTTCACTTTGAAATGTCTAATGGGATGACTCCCAAGCTGATTCAAGACATGATCCTGAAGGGTGTTACGAAGAACGGGGTTGCTTTCAACAAAGAGAGCTTCGATAAGGTTTTCACTGGCCGTATTCCACATATGATGAAAGTGTGGGAAGAAGTAGTGGAGTTTAACTATAAAGACCCTTTGGAAGAAAGCGATTCAGACGACCTGTAAAAGCTGAGTCGCAATCCACTGCCCCTACAGCACTTGAAAGAGAAATAGCTTCCACATTCTCTCAGAATACAGATGTTGTTAGAATCCTGAAGTTTAATGAACCACAGCTTGCTACGCTTCATGAATTGAGGACAGTGTACACGTTTGATGACTTCCTAAACTTCCTTGAGATCATTGATCTTCATGAGAGCATAGCGGAACAAAATAGAATGAAAGCAGAACAGGCGCTTAGGGACAAACAAGGCAGGAGGAAATAAATGACTGCCATTGCAGAATATTATGCTAAGGTGGGGTTTAAGGTAGATCTGAAGTCTGCACAACAGATGGATAGACACCTTAAAAGAATCGAAGATAGGATGAGCAAGTTTCAAGGAAGGCTCATGTCGTCTTTCACCCCACAACAGCGTCCAATGATCCGATCCATTAACAACACGTTGGATGAAGTTTCAAAGAAGGTTGTATTCAAATTAAGGCGTTTTGATGTAGTGCGTAGACCTTTAGTAGAAGCTGTACGTGCTGCATTCAATTCCGTATCCAATACCACCTATTTTCAAGTAAGCAGGTTTACTGTAGACAGGGCAAGGCTACAACGAGCTTTGATGATGGCCTCTCGAAACTTTGCAGTGAACGTAAACCCTTCTCTCAGGGGCGGTGGAGGCGTTCCAAGGTCGGGGTATGACGCTACTAGCCGGGTGGAGCTAGAACGTCTCAGACACTCTCAGAGGATGGAATTAGAGCGTCTTAGACAGCAGGGATACTTGGCCCGCAGTGCTGGCTTTGGTGCTGCTGCTGGAACAGGATTGTTCGGGGCACATGCAGGTAGACTTCCGGGAATCATCGGGGGTGGTTATCTCGGAGCAATGGGTGTTCGTGGTATTGGTAATATGAACCGATACAACCAAGAGGTCATTAGTACACAGCTTACAACTCAAGCAGTTACTGAGGCTGCTGGATTGCAAGGACAAGGCCCAGCCGCATTCAGCTGGCTGCAACGCCTTGGAAACAACTTGGGCTTCAACTACATGGATCAGGCTCAAGATTATAATAGCTTCCTCTCTAACGCATTGGGGGCAGGACAATCTCTTGGTGGTGCTCAAGGTATTTATAAGGGATTTGCTGAATACCAAAGAGCAATGGGGATCACCCCCGCGAGGCAGAAGCTGGTTATGTCGGCTCTCTCTCAGATGATGGGTAGACTCTAACGAGTCTCTGCCCATATAAAACCTACTATATGCTGGAAACCCCTTAGAGCTTGACAGACCACAACGTAAAGAGTAATCTTAGGCGTGATGGTTTGAAAACTGTCAAGATTGGGCAATCAGCAGACTACACACTACCGCCTGAAATGAAGTAAGGAGGTAATATGAAGAAACACCCGTATTTTAAATGTTTTGTCACTGAAGACGGTCAGGTTTTTAGTGAAGCAGGTAAGCAATACAAGGAATATGTGAACGAGTTTGGCTATCACCTAGTCAACGTTCAGGCTCGTAACGGAGAAGGTTGGAAGTCTAGGAGAGTCCACAGGCTTGTTGCTGAGACTTTCATAGACAATCCCGACAATCTTCCAGAAGTCAACCACAAAGATTGCGACAAATCTAACAACTGTGTCAGTAACCTAGAGTGGGTAACGTCTAGGGGTAACAAAGACCACGGATGGCTCAATGGGTTGTACACATCGAGAGGGGAGTTGCACCCAGACAGTGTACTCACAGACGAGCAAGTCCATGAGATATGCAGGCTGATGGAGGAGGGTGCTAGGAACATCGACCTAGCAAGAGCGTTTGGGGTTCACAAGGACACTATCTCTAGGATAAGGATTGGTGACAACTGGAAGCACATCTCGTGTCAGTACACAATAGACAAGAAGAGAACTGAGAGGAAAAGTCCAGCCACTGTGTTAAAGGTAGCTGAGCTTCTTGAACTTGGACTGAAGGATAGGGAGATTTCGGAAAGAACTGGTCTTCGAGTCCAAGAAATAAATAGGATAAGGAACAGACAAACACATAAAACTCTGACCAAGGATTATGTGTTCTAGAAAACAATACGGTAGTGTGTAATCTCAACGACCATCGAAACGACAACAATAGTTGGAACGGAGTAGAGTAGCTTCAAGTGAAGCGAAACAGTAGGCACTGTAATGTTACAGTGAAGATATGGTCTGCTCTCATAGGAAACTATGAG